TTCTTTTTCTGCTAAATAATCTTCGTATGTTTTAACCTTTTTTGGTTCTTGTTGTGTTATTATTAACTCTACACCTGATGGTAATTCAACTCCATCTTCATTGAATACAGGAACAACTTCTTCTGGTTTATCTTCTTCTGCTTTTAAATCTGTTACACCTGGTGGTAATTCTACTATGAAATCTTCTTTTACTTCTTCTTTGATGACTCTCACTTCTTTAACTTTAATTTTCCATATACCTTTTTTATCACCTTCTTTTATTAATTCTACTATACCTTTTTCTATTGCTTTTCTTACTGCAAAGGTAACAGGTTCATTTCTTGCAACACCAGCTTCTACTTCTAATAACAATGTATCAGCGTCAAAATATTTAAATACATCGCTGCCAGTTTCGCCTGAAATTATAGTTTTCTCAACTACTATTGATAATACTACTTCACCACTTTGTACATTAACTAATCTTAATATAATAGTGACTACATCTTGTCGCCATTGTTTATGTGCTTGAATACCTAAAATTCTTGCACCAAAACCGCCTGTCTTTACATCACTATCATAACCTATAATACCACCTGTAAGATATGCACCTGCAAATAATAGTGGTGGTAATGGTTCAGCTTTATCTCCATCAACTTGTTGTCTTGTGGAACGAATTAATTTTCTTTCTTGTAATAGACTTGGTAGACTTGCTCTTTCAACAACCCTAAACCACTTACCATCACCTGCGTCTTGTAATGCTTTAATTAATATTTGATATGCACCTTGGGTTACTGCCGTACTCATTGTAGCATAATTGCCACCAGGTTTCTTTTGACCAGTTAAATCAATAAAATCATACACAGCAATTATAATAGATTCACCTTCGGGTGCTTCTATTGTAGTTAAAGTTTCTACTGCTGGTATTTGTGTTCTAACATCAAAGTCTGGTTTGCCTGCACAACTAACTAACAATAATGTTAATAGTAATATTGCTATACTTCTAAACATTATGAATTGTCTTCCTTAGGCATTGTAAATGTTGTTACGGTACCATCTGATTCTGTAACAACCACGGTAACGGTATTTGGAGACTCGTTAGTTGTTGTTGTCCAAGTTATCACTTCACCACCAAGTGGTGATGTAAATGTACCAGAATCTTGTTGTAGACCATCTTCACCAAATACATTATCTGTAATTTGTTTTGCTAAAGCAGTATAAAATCTTGCTTCTAAATTTGCTTTAAATTTCGCAACTGCTGTTGCCTTTTTATCTGCTATGACTTTATCAGCCGCAGCTTTTTCAGCAGCTTTTACAGCGTCTTTTCTAGTCTTCTCAATATTCTCCACAGTTAAATAATGTGAACTTTTTCCTAGCCCACTAAATGATGGACTCCCAAATTCGAAAGTCAATTCGGATGCTCCTGCACTAGAACATAGACAAATTGCTAATAATATTGTTGTAATTTTTTTCATATTCTCCCCATATTTATATTAATATTTATAACTGATTGAATCAGCAGGGCTAAAAAAAGGGGCCTTTAAAGGCCCCTTTCTTAATCATTATATAAAGTATATTAAATTATTATTATTTTTTAGTATATATAGAGTAAAGTACCCAAACAGCAACTAAACCTACAAGTCCTTGACTTGAAAATCCTGCTATAATATTTTGTACATTACCTATCACAGAAATACTTGGCCAGAATGGCACAACTTGTCCTGTGAATAGAACCTCAAGCACGATACCTAAAGCAATAAGTGAAACACCTACATCTGCTAGAGAACTTGCCCAGTCCTTTATTTTGTTAATAACTTCCATATATAATCTCCTTTATATGATTTGATATCTCAAATTTTAATTCATAGTGTTGTATGTTTATTTATAAAAAAAGGGGTTAGGACTTTCACCCTAACCCCTAAAGAAACAGGTGGAGAGATTATGCGTCTTCTTCTGCCAGTTTAGTAAAATAAGATAGTGTTTCATCACCATCTTCATCTACACCTGGAGTTTTTGACGAACTATCAACTGTTTCTGTTTGGACTGGAGCCACATTTGTCACAGGTGGGATCGCAACATTTTCGGCTGTTCCAGTACTTCTTGAACCACTTAAAACTTTATCTACTTTCGCTTTTAGCTCATCATAAGATTTAAAGTTTTCAGGTGCAAGAAATGGTTTTAGGGCAAATTGCTTGTCCCAAATTTGTTGTATTGAATCATCATTGTCTTTAACTGCTGAAGGACTATCAAATTCTGATTTATCATAGTTCCAGTAGCCATCAACTTTTCTGATTTTTAATTTGAAGTTAGCACCTTCCCAAAAATCAAATGGGTTAATAGGTTTTTCATCTTCAAATTCAGGTTTCATTGCTTCAGTAATCTTATCAAAGATTTTCTTACCGAATTTAAACAACTTAACTTGACCTTCGTTTTCAGGATGTTTAGCGTCATTGATAATTAAAATGTTTGCAATATAAGATAATTTTCTTTTTCTTTTTCTTGCAATTTCTTTATCTGCTTCAACGCCAGAGTTCCATAGCAAACTATTAGATTCACTAACTGGATCTTTTTTGTTAAGTGTTGTTAAACTATTTTCAATGTACCAACCACCAGGTCCTTGAAAAGCGTGTGACCATAGTCTTGCCCATGGTAAGTCTTCGCCTTTAACTGCTGGTAGAAATCTAAAAACAGCATAACCATTACCTGACTTATCTAATTCTGGTTTCCAGAATCTTTCATCAGCATATGAGTTCTTTTGTTTTTGAGGTTCTGATACTTTAGCAAGTTCTGACACTAGGGTGTCAAGGTTTGATTTTGAGCGTTTTAACGCTGCTATACTTGTATTCATATATATTTTCCTTTGTATGTTATATGTATTGTTGTATTTGTATATTGTGCTATATTAACGCACATTATTATTTATAAGACTATTCTTTAACAAACCAAGACTTAATCGTTGCAACAGTAGTAGCAATTTGGTCTTTACCGTCTTGCCAACTTTTCTTTTGAAACTCTTTAGTTTTTTCAATCTCCATAGTAATATGAGTTTGAATTTTGTTAATTATATTCTCATTAGTATTTCCCACCGTAGCGGTAAAGCATAATACTAAAAAAGCTATCATTATAGTTTTCATAGTGTCTATTATATCATTTTCAAGTCTTATTGTCAAGCAATTCTAACTTCATTTTTAATGCCTTGACTTCTTCCACTTTATCATCCACTTGTTTGGCAAGTGACTTATTATCATATTTTAAATCGGTATTTTCTTTTTCCAAAGCTCTCATCTCTGGAGAGTGTAAACCTACTGCTTTTACAATAGATGTTTCTCCTTCTGCCTCTCTTACTTTGTCCATTAATTTTTTATTTTCTCTTTGAAATCTATCATTTAGTTCTGATAGTTCTGCGATTTTATTAAAAAAATTCTCTTTATCTCTATTAGACCTATCCAATACCTTTTGTTTTACATCAAGTTGCTCGTTTAGTTTCTTACAATCCCTTTGATATCTATCATTAATTTCAAGAGCGATAGATAATGAATTATCCAATTCTTTAATTCTTTTATCTGTTTCTTCTATTTTTCTTGTTAAATCTAAAGGTCCTCTATCGTCCACTTCTACTTGTTTATCTATTTCCATTCTAATTTTATCCTCAGGTGTATGTATATTGGTAAGTTTATTTTCTTCTAATATTTTAATTGCTTCTTTATTTTTATCTATCATGTCGTTTCTTTTCAAGAAGTTTTACTCTTTTATGCCAAGCCCATACACTTATTCCGCTGGCTATTTTTTCTATCCAATGATAGATATAATCATGCATTATTTTATCCAAAAATGACATATCAATAGTCCTATTACTATACCTTCAAACCAGAATGCCCACCTATGAGATCCTTTAGCAGTATGTTTTTTAATAAAAGTAATTGTCCAATGTTTCATTTTACAAAATGTCCAAAATAATTGATATGATTATAAGTCATATAAATAACAAAAATTACATATACGAACATACAAACAAAATATAATAACATCCATTTCATTTTTCAATAACCTATAAAGGCATCCTAATGTTTTTTCGTAAAGCTCGTATCAACTCACCAATCTTATCTACAATCGCAATTAGATTTGGATCCGTAATAAACTTGGATTGTTCTTTTAACTTATCATATTCTTTTAAT